AAATCCTATGACAGCATCTATTAAATTACTTGGAAAACTTATTTCTTCAGTATAATAACTATTAAAAAATTGTCTTATTTCTTTAGACTCTGTTTGATTTTCTATTATTGTTGGTAAATTGGTTGGGATTATCATACACCACCTCCAGCTGGCTGACTTGGATTAGATTGAAATGTTGGTGATGCATTTGTTTTAGAAGGGCTAGTTAGCAGTGGAATAGTTGTATTCCGCAATCCACCTAATACACTACCAGCTGCCACTATAGCTAGACCTGTTAATTTAGGTATTAACTCCTGCTTAATTCCAGCCTTAGTAAGCCTTTTACTATTATCATAGAAGTTTTTGGCACCTATCGCTGCATTAATTAAATTACCTTTTTTAATTTGATCCAAAATAGTACCAGCCCCATCAACTAAGCCACCTGGTCCTAAAATACTTCTGGTTCCCCCACCCAACACACTTAATGGACTTGGTAACTTATCATAATGTTCTTGACCGAATGCTTTTATTCTGCCACCACTGGTAGTACCTGAGTCATATTTCACTGCTTCAAATATAATACCCATTTGACATTCAGCTGGATTAGTTCCTGAGTCACTACTATTTACAGTATCATGACTAAATGTTTGAATTAACGGATTAACTAAAGTATAACTAACAAATTCACGTTTATTAATTTGATACAAGATAATTTCATTGAAAAAAGGAATAGTTGAATTATTGTCAAATCCATGTGGTCCCCTAACAGTGCTCCATGCCTTATAGGTATTTTTGGCATATGCGCCTGATATTTCTGCTGTAACAGGATCAGCATAATAATATTTGTAATAACTTTGCCACATCATGTTAATAATATGTGTTCTATCATCAATAAATCTAAATGTCATAGGCGTATATTCATGCGATAATTGAACTGCTTTTTTCCTATTATACTGATTCAAAGTTTGAGTTTTAATTGTAAATTTTGGCAAATCTACAGATCGTACTAATAATCCAATTTCATTTCTATGACGCTGCGTTAATTGTGGCAACATTACTGCACTAGGATTGATATCGAAATATACATGATATAAAAATTTAGCCTTAGGTGCTAATCTGTAATAATCATCTACAAATGTACGAGCGGCGTGCTGCCAATCAGCCATTTGTCCTTTAGGACGTAAAAAAGCTTGTCCTATTTGATTTAGATTTGCAACATAAGGGCTGGCCATAATAGTATTTATAAACTAAAATAATATAGTATTATAATGTTTTAGAAAACAAAAAAAGGGCCCAAGAGCCCTTTTTTATTTGAGTTAAGATTAAACACCAGAACCAGTAGCAATACCACCATTTCCAGTAACCCTTGATCTTGTACTCTGAGTTGGTACACTGATACCAACACCTGATCCTTGAGGAATCTGAATACAATTATCTGGTTGAATACTTATATCTATTGTTTGGGGGGTAGCTTCTGCATAACTAAGTGATTGCCAATTAGCCGAAACAATATAACAACCGTAGCACTCCCAAGTTTCTAAAACATTTGGGGCAAAGGCACCGTTACCACCTTCTGTAACCTCTATACGCATTAAGAACTTGTAATCTATACTTGCTCCTGCACTGCTCTGTTCAAAGAAATCAAACTGCTTCTGCATTTGCTCACCAACTAATTTACTTACATTACCACTTTGATCATCTCTTAAAACTACTGATATGGCTTGCCAAGTTGGCTTACCTGCATAATTAATCTTACTATTATAAGTTTCAATAACTTGGTTAGCAAACTGTACATTTGGCTTGGCCGCAGTTTGAACCTGTTTGGTTAACTCAGTTGTGGGCGTGCTTACTCCAAAATTTTCAAACATAATTCTAAAACGATATTTGAGTTTTGGCATTAACATGCCTTGACTGCTTGCGCTTGAATCACTTGCTAAGGGTACTGTAAATCTATTTAATGTTGCAATTGCCATAATTATTAGCTCCGTTATTATTATTTATGCCTTATAGCGCACCAATTTCACCTGTATTCTTCAATCTTAATGGAATATAAATGAATTCTACAGCCTTAACTGGTTCAATAGCAATATCAACATATAATTCATTTCTATCAATTCTTGCTGGTGTATTATTAGACTCATCACAAACAACAATGTAGTCATATAATGCTCTTTGACCAACAAGCTCAAGCATTAAGCTTTCTACAGCACCTTTAATCTCATCTCTTGTAATTTTATCATTTGGCTCAAAAATGTATGGTTTAGCTAAAATATCTAATTGTCTACGTAGATATACAACTAATCTTGCTACATTAATACGATCTAAAGCACTTGCAACTTTAGCACGAGTCTTTTGACCAAAGTTGACTAAACCTACACCTGTGAAGAATGTAATTGGGTTAATCTTAACCTCATAAAGTGTATCACGCTGACCTGTATTTAATGCAACTGTAACAAATTCTCCTTCATCATCTACAAATCCAACTGCACTTGCATTTGTAATACCGCCTCTGCGTGTACCTGCTGGAGCAAACCAAGGAAAACTTACACTATCACTTAAAGCTATTGTTCTTAACATCATATGACTTGGAGGAACAACTACATTACGACCAAAATTGTCACTTGTTAGACCCCATGGATAAAACATAGCCATATATTCGTCGTAGCTTGCTGCACCTATTTCATTATCCTCAAAACTTAATCTAATATTATCGCCCCACTCCTTAAGACTTGAAGCATCTGGAGTTAATCTTGCAGGTGAATCGCCAACAATAAATGCTGTTAATCCACGATCATAATTAAGGTTTATTAATTCACCAATTAATTCAGGATATCCAGGACAAGCAAGTAGATTGATTACACGCGCTTCCTCACGAATATCTGTTGAACTATTAACTACAGCCTGTAATGCGTTTACTACAACTCTACGCTGTGCTATACGTCCAAAGTTACCAACACCTTGTGGATTGTTACCACTAACAGTTACCCAACGATGTGGATAATAATTTGTCATGGCTGGATTAATTGAATTTCCAGTATTACTATCAAAAACAGTTAGTCTTTTATTAGTAGTTTCTGTATCTATATAATTGTGCACAAATTTCTTAACATTGAATCCACTTCTACGCATATTCCATAGTAACATACCTTTTGGATATAATGCAGGGTCTGGACAATCTGGATCTACATGATTAGAAAGTAATAATTCTACTATTCTACCTTGGTCTTTGTCTTCACCTCTAGTGCTCCATCTTGCATCAAAAAATGTAACTCCATCTTCTGAAGATTGATCCGTATTATCAACTAACACCCATTTTTTAGTCACAGGTCCTGATTTGGCATTATCAAATCTATATAATTTTGGATATGCATCAATATCGCTTGTATCTATCCATAAATCATTGTCTACTAAAGGACTTGATCCATCACTTTGTGTTATAGGAGCAGTTGCTCTTACTTGAGGGCCATTAATATCAGTTGTTGGAAATCCGTCTGTAGTTCTATAACCAACCCAGCGAGTACCATTATGTACCATTATATCAACCTCATCAACTAAACTATTGTACCATAGTGTACCATCATTGGTCAAGCTTGTTGGTGCCGTAGCACTAGCTGTATATCTTAATGGCTCCCATAAACTACCTATTAATGTAACTGATCCTGGAACTGATAGAGCATCAGGTGCTGGATATAAGTTAGGATTCACTTCACCACCAAAAAAGCTCTCTAAGAAAGAAGGAGCCCTAAAAATAATTTCACCACCTAATTTATGATTAATCACTACTCTATTTTGTGAATCAACTTCTGCAATTATATTAAGAAAACCTGCATTATTAATTTTTTGTGCAATTAAATCAGCATCATTGCTATTGTTTTCTAAAGATAAATCGATCTCTATCAAATTATAATCGCTCGCTGCTACCCCTGCCTCACTTTCTCCAATTTGAATAAAGATAGTTTGAGGAAAAGTAACAATTGCGTCTATTCCAATCTTTTTACTTACTACTTTGGTAACGCCGTTAGCACGTTTTCTATAAACCTTAATAGAAGCTGACGCATCTGAATCTTGAAACTTTAATTCAGGATCATTATATTTTGCGTACAAAGTTCCTGCAGGAATGTTTAAACCTCCGCGTTTATCTAAATTATAAATTGCATTCCTACCACTTGAATATAGAGGACACTTAACAGTTTCCCATGCATCATTGTCTGCATTATACTTACTAAATGCTAACTCAGATCCCCCATTAACCTCTGTACTCTTGATCCATAAACTTCCTGTAGGTCTTGCTGTAGGAGTTTTGAACAAACTACTATTAACTACTGTGTGAGGACCAATTGTCATTAAAGGTCTAAATAATTCACCAGCAGTGAAACCTAAATCCTCAAGTGCAGTACCAGTAAGTCTAATTCCACGTATACTGTGTTGTAAAAATAAAGCTAATCTACCATTCTTTGTTACACCAGCTTTTATACGTGAACTGTATGCATTTATGTTAGTTGCAATTGTAGTTGCAGTTGTTCCTGCAATAGTAAATATATCAGTGAAAGAATTATCAACTGCTGCAACCATCAATTCCTTTGTATCAGCGCCTGAAATATCTCCTTTAGAACTTACAGCAACTGGCCAACTTTCTATCCAATCTTCGCTTCCTACTTGGACCCACTTACCTTGTTCTACAGAACCCCATGGAGCATTACCAGGACTTTTATACCATATTGTATCAGGCTCATTATAATCTGTATCCAAGTCCATTAGTGTGACTACAGCATAGTCGCCAATAGCACCTACACTTGGCTTGGGAATATAATCGTTTTGCTCATAATCAACAACTTTTCTTGTATCGTTAATTATTATAGGAGTACGCTTAACAAATGTCTGACCTAAACCAGTACCTTTTGGATCTCCGTTCCACTCAAAAATTCCCCATGTACTCTTACTGATGTCAAGCCAATAAGTGCCATTTTTAGGAGCAGCTTGTGGAGCGGTAGATTTAGCATTGATTGATCCAAGATCAATGTCTGCACGAACAACATATGCTCTATTGCTTACACCTAAATAACTATAGGCGGCATGTAAACCATATTCATTTTGTTCACCAGCATGAATTGGATTATTATTAGCATCTGTTTTGAAAGCTGCAATACCAAATGTCTCTGAAAGATCTCTTTGGCTTGTAATTAAATATGCTAAACCTGCGTTAGCCTTTAGTGTACCTGGCGCGACGCCAGTGTTAGCACCATTTGGTTTGTTTTCTTCTGTTGCAACTATTACAAGAGGTACTGTGCTTGGTGCTGCTGGAGTATAAAAACTTTCGTCAACAACTGTGACTACTACGCCAGGTGAATTTAGTTGTGCCATTTATAGATTTCTCCTAAATCTTACTCTAGTATTTAGCATTAACTGGTAAAAATTACTAGATTGTTTAAGAAGAAAATTTGTTGCTACTTTAGTTTAATAAATGAAAGTTACTTTATTTTCTCCTTCAAAAGGCGTTTTATTTAAAATAGTACTTTCAATTTGATTATATAAATTATTTAAACTATTATTATTATCAATAGTAATGTCAAATTCTGTTCCGATCCATTGCCATTCACTAGGATGTATACCTAGATCATGCATAACATTGGATTCTTTAACATTACCTTTATTAGCTTCTAAAGCAATATCATACCAATAAGGTAATTCACCTCTCTGTACCCAAACAATAATACCATTTGACTTTCTTATAGCCTTAATTTCATTAGGAAACCTACAGTCACTTATTACTACATTATCCTCACTTTTACGTAATTTATTTTCTAAACTAGCTATCCAAATATCATCATGAAAACCTTGTCTACATACTTCAGTGCCCCAATTTTGTAAAACCCATCGTGGTGTAATTTTTATACCTAATCTATTACTCCACCAAAAATCCACTTTCTCACGCCACTCTCTACTCTGCTTGGTACGACCTTCCAACATATCTCGGTCCCAACCAAACACTGCGGCTACAGCATCTTTAAGACTGCGAGCAAAACTGTCTCTACGAAATTGATGAAGGTTAACAAGATAGTCAGCAATAGTATCTTTACCGCTACCAATTAAACCACATAATCCTACAATCATAGACTAATCCTTTATTTGATAATAATAAAATTTAACTTTTAAGTCAAGATTATTTTTAACCAATAACAAGAGTATATCCAGTACCACCTGCCACATAAGTATCTATCTCTTTTTCTAATTTTTCAATTTCTTCTTTTGCTGCTGTTTTAAGATCATTACCATTTAATCCACCTGCTCCACCTGGACCTGCTATGCTACTAAATTTACCACGGGCTTCACCTAACATCATTTTACAATTAGCTAATGTGTAATCTTTAAACCATTGATGTGCATAAGTGTCTTGAAGTAATATATAATCTGGTCTATGATTATATCCGTGAATAAGAACTTGCTCACCTTCACTATATGGTCGTTGCAAAATACGCAATGTATGTGTAGTAGGGATCCATTGAAATTCAATAAAAGCACCGAACATACGACCAACTAATTTTTGATACTGAGCAAACATATCATAAGTAGCAATACCACCTAACATAGTACTATTTAAAAGATATGTATTGGTATAAGCTAAATTAAATGGTTCAAACTGTGTTCCTGAACTGCCACCTGCTGTACGACTACCTATAGTCCGTCTAAAAATACTGCGTACTTGTATTATTTCTTTGGGCAATCTATAGTCGTTTGTATCTTCTTTTAGTTCTAAAAAATAATAGGATTCTTCTACTGCATTTGGGCTCTTTTGACGATAGCGACTTAAAGCACGATCTAATGCTATTTCATAATGATCTGGATCTAATTCTACATCTATCATGCCATCACCCAGCATTAATTTACAATATTTGTAGATTTTTTCACGTTCTTGAAGGGTACTTGTGTCTGACATATTTTACTCCTATGCATTATTTATCTGCTGCTGATAAATACATTATGCCTCGTATAAGCCTATACCGTCCAGAACGTGGATATGATTATAAATTCATAGATAGACAGATCAGTGAAATGTTTACTATTGGTGGTACAGACTTTTACCTACACAAATATCTTGGAGTAAACACGGCTCCAGAAAATGCTACAGCTGATCAACCTCATTATGATGTGTTGAAAGAAACTAATATACAAGACCTATTGCTATTGGAGAATCGTGACCGTAAGTATGACCCTGATATTTATAGAATACGGGGTCATTACCAAGTACAAAATCTTGATTTCAATCTAAGTCAATTTGGCTTATTCATAGATAATGACACTATATTTGCTACTGTCCATATAAATGATTGGATACGAACTGTGGGCCGTAAACCTTTAAGCGGCGATGTTTTTGAATTACCTCATCTTAAGGATGAATTTGCTCTAAATGATTACACATTAGCACTGCCACGTTACTTTGTTATTGAGGATGTAAGTAGAGCTAGTGAAGGATATAGCCAAACTTGGTGGCCACATTTATATAGATTAAAACTTAAAAAGATTACAGATAGTCAAATCTTTGCTGACATATTAGATAAACCAGCAGGTGAAAATACAGATCAAACACTACGTCAGTTGTTAAGCACAAAAGGTCAAGAATTACAAATTAATGAATCTATATTAGACCAAGCTGAAGCAGACGCTCCTGCCAGCGGCTATGAAACAAGACATTTTTTTACTTTGGCAATAGATCCTACTACTGGTGACCCTATTATTGAAACTGTTGATCAAACAGATGTAGACGCAAGCAACACGGGACTAGATGCAAGTAGAATAAATGGTCGTGCTATTAGACCAGGATATTCAGGACATTTGATAGGTGATGGATTTCCTCCTAACGGTTACGAATTTGGCCATGGAATTTATTTTCCACCTAGTGCTACACTTAACGATTATTTTTTAAGGACTGATTTTTTGCCAAATAGATTATATAGATTCGATGGCACTCGTTGGGTCAGAACTGAAGATGCAGTACGTCATACATTAACTAATAATAATAATCGTACTACACATAGATTAGGATTTATCAATAACGAAAATATTAGTATTATAAATGGTGAACAGGTAATAGAAAGACAAGCTTTAAGTAAAGTTTTCAAACCTAAGGCAGATTTATAATGCAGTTTTTTTATGACGGTCAAATAAGACGTTATCTTTTACAAACTATACGGTTACTTAGTAATTTTGTAGTAAAATATAATGATGGCAGGTTAGTTCCTGTACCTGTTATATATGGCGATATGGATAGGCAAGTTGCAAATATTATAAAACAAAACAGTGAAAATAAAGTAAACGGACCTCCAAGAATCGCAGTTTACATTTCAAATCTTGAAATGGAGAAAGAAAGATTAGCTGATGCAACGTTTGTTGGAAAATTACATATACGTGAAAGAGGAATTGAAAACGGTGAATATAATAATAGTCAGGGAGTTAATTATACTGTAGAACGTTTAATGCCAACTCCTTATAAACTTACTGTAAAGGCGGACATATGGACTGGAAGTACTGAACAAAAACTGCAAGTTTTAGAACAAATGATGATGTTATTTAACCCAAGTTTAGATATTCAAACTAATGATAATTTTGTAGATTGGACCAGTTTAAGTGTAGTATATATGGATGATATACAATTCAGCAGTAGACAAATTCCAGTTGGACAAGATACTCCTATAGACATTGCTACTTTAACTTTAAGTATGCCTATTTGGATCAGTCCTCCAACAAAAGTTAAAAAACTTGGCATAGTAAGTCGTATTGTTATGAGTATGTTCAGCAACATAGGAGAAACTGCATTAGGATATATTGATGGATTAGCACAAGACCCTAATGAAGGGACCAAAGGATTATATGACCAAATACCAAATCCACTTGTAATAGATACTACACAATATAATTTAATAGTTCTTAGCGGATGTGCAAAAATTTTCAGTCCTACAGAAACTGGTCATACTAATGATGATATAACTTATGATAAACCTGAAACAAATAAGGCAATAAATTGGCGGGTTATTTTAGGAAAACAACCTACGGTATTTAGTCCTGGTGAAAGTAAAATATTTTTGAAACAGCCTAACGGAAACGATGTGGTCGGAACTATCGCCCTTAATCCATTAGATGAAACTTGTCTACATATAAATTGGGATAAAGACACTTATCCAAGTAATACTGATATTATAACTACCTATAGACCAAATAGTCCAGGAACATTTGATGCTATTATTGATCCACAGACCAAAGGTCCTAACGCTGGATTACCAACACCCATTATAGGTACAAGATATCTCCTAATTAATAATATTGGTGGGGGTATTAGAGAAACTTTGATAGCAGAAAATAATAGCAATAGGATTGATACAAATACAAACTTTGACCGTGTTAAAAATATAGAAGTATATATAAATGATATTTCAGTAGATTTTGCTCCATATAATATAGATGGACAATTAGTAATAAGACTTATAAATGATGCTGTTATAGATGATGTAATTACCTATATCCTTAATGTTAACGAAGATGGTCCAGATGCTTGGAAAAATAATTTAGGTGATGATTTTGTTGCCAACAGTCAAGATATTATTGAATGGACTGGAACTACATGGCACGTTATATTTGATAGTACCAAAGAAAAAAATACCATATTCTACCTAACTAACATACATAGTAATATACAATATAAATGGGACGGTATTCGTTGGAGTAAAAGTTTTGAAGGTGAGTATCGTAAAGGGAGTTGGAAATTAATACTGTAAAAGATAGCATAGTATGCAGTGGTGCGTTATTTTATTCTACTGTCACAAAAAGAATTTTATTATTACAAAAGTCTAATGGCAAACACAGAGGCACGTGGAGCCTTGTAGGTGGTACTGTAGGAAAAGACGAAAATGCATGGCAAAGTCTTTTGCGTGAAATAAAAGAGGAAATTGGTGATCTTCCTACTATAATTAAGTCAATTCCTCTGGAAACATTTGTAAGCAACGATAAAATATTCCACTTTCATACATTTTTATGTGTTGTAAAAAATGAATTTATACCAAACTTAAGTGAAGAACATTGCGGGTATAGTTGGACCAGCATAGACCTTTCACCTAGACCATTACATCAAGGACTACGTAGTAGTTTCAGTAATAAAAATATTAGAAATAAATTACAAACCGTATTTAATGTAATGGATTTAATCTAAAATCCTATATATTTTTTACGTAAGAATTCTAAATCAAATCTCTGTTCATTTAATACATGGGGTTGTCCCATCCAAGGTTCAGTTGTGGGCCAACAAGTACGCCAATGTTTATCCCATTTAGCCGTAAGATATTCAATATTCATATCTCTTGCTTCATCCAATTTTTTCATTACTTCAGGATCATGTCTACGTGTATTGCCACCATAAAAATGATATTCTGTTTTATCACCTGCTCCATGGAAATAATTTTTATTAAGACCTAAAACTTTTTTTACTCCGGCATGCATCATACGCATGATATAATCATCATCTTCGCAATATGCTGGATACATATTTTCATCAAATAATCCAAACTTAGCTACAGTATGATCTCTTAATAAAAATAAATCCCAACTGCCTACATTGAAATCACCTGCACTAGCATGAATAATTCCTATTTCAGGATCTGAATTTACTTTATCATATATTTCTTGTAATATTCCATTACCAAAAGCTACATCATCATTTACAATTAACCAGTATGGAGCCATTATATAACTTTTTATAATTAAATTCCAACTTGCCGGGACACCAAGATTGCATGGCATGTGTATAACATGTACATTTTTAATATAACGCCTTTTAATTTTTGCTAATGCATCTAAATTCTCTGTTATTTCACCTTTTCCATTATTATTAATAATTAAGAATTTATCCACAGGAAAATCTACACTAGCTAATAATCTTTCTACCCAATGTGTTGTAAAAACTACACATGTACCTATTACTGGAATCATTTTGTTATCCTGCTAAAATATAATCTTCACCTTTTTTAGTCCTATCAGTCTGATCAATCATTATGTTTACTATATTTTTTTCAACATAATCTGGATGAACATACCAATCTTCATAATTACGCCATTCATCTGGAGCGATGTCATTTACTACTAACATATAACCTTGTGATTTTAAGTAATTTCTTGATTCCTCTCTTAGTTCTTTTTTATTTGTATTATAATAATCATGTTCATAGGTAATAACTCTAAATTTATATGTATCAAATGGAATCTTCTTTAATATTTCAAATGTAACTTCTGGTGGATCACAATCTAATTGTAAATAATCTACAACTGGCCCCAAATTTAACTCTCTAATAATTTTAATATAATCAACTTCTAAAGCATTTTTAATTAAAAAAGGATTTTTTCTATCATTAGTTACTTGACGTTCGTCAATATCAATGCATATACCTCTCCAATTAAACGATTTTTCTAATAGTGCTGTATTATTTCCATAAAAAGGTCTACCTGCTCCTATTTCAACAAATGTTCCATTGGTTTTACCGTTAAGCATACTAAGAACAAACATATCCTGATATGCTTCACTATAATTTGTCTCAATATTTTCAGATCCTAAAAACTTATATCTTAGTTTATTGTATTTAGAGTTGTTATAAGTATCAAAAGGAATCTCAATATAATTACTCATAAACCTAAGGTTATTATAAACAATACGTTTATAGTCTTCCGGTAGCTGACTACTACGCATAAGGGATTTAAAAATTATTCTACTTTCATCACAAAGTCCACAATTCCAACCACTTAATGCTTTTTGAAATAGTAAACTATCTTTTCCTAAATACGAAACATCAGTTCTCAATCCAGCATTAGCAAAGTCTGAAACATTCACTCCAATACTAGCAATCATATAAGTATCATTCCAATGCCCATCATCTTGTTTATGTTCATAAAATCTACTAAGATGAAAATATGCTTCAGGTCTGTTTGGTTGTATAGAAATAGCATGTTGAAGTAAACCTTTAACTGTAAAATTTCTACTCCCTTGTTTTTCAAAACATATACTAGCTCTAATAAGACATTCATATTTTAATAGATCAGTTTCAGCTCTTTCAGCAGTTCTAAGATAAAAACTTACTGCACTGGCTAATTGCCCCATATTATCATATTCTAATGCCATATTAAAATTTAATTCTGAATCAGTTGGATTATTAATATAATCTAATAAAAACCTTTGTATTTTATTATTTTCAAGCATTATGATCTATATCCAAAATATTTAAATGCACTATATCAACATTACCTATGAAATGATAGTTATTTGTTAAAATTAGGTGCAGTATTCTCTCACTAAAAAAATCGTAAAATCTAACCTGTTGATTCCTTCTATATATTTCTGGAAGGAAATTCCCATAATTAGAATGAAATTCAAATAATATTTGAAATAAAATTTCACAAATACGGTCAAAAATAGTATTTTCTGCTACAAACATATGAAATGGAATGAGATACTTATAGGTGCGTAACTGATCTATCATGCCTACTGTCAACGGTATTTTACGATCTGCTGCCAATCCATATAATAATTGCCAACCTAAACTATTATGACAATAACTAAAATGCTCATAAACATTATCAACATGTTGCGCATGTCCTTTTATGGCTGTAACTATATCTTTAGCTTTAGGAACATATACCCTATTAGGCTTTAATTCAAATTCTTCGTCCCAAAATATTCTATATGTATTTGTTCCTTTAAACTTATGATGTCTATTGCGCCAAATCCAATATAAACCCGTTAAGCTTCCAAAATCATTGTTCATATGACTTATATGTTCACCATCAGCATGATCCATTAGGAAGCCTCTAGTTTGCATACTTAATATATCGCCGTAGGCATAGTTAATTGATCCACACATTAGATTGTGTTGATTTAATTGATTACGTTTAGGTTCTCTGCCTACATAACAGAGACAATACATTCCTAAGTCTTGCATAGTTGTAGTTATCTATGCAAATAGTATACAGGAATATTTCAAGTTGTCAATGTTAAAATATTCTAATTATACTCAATCTACTGCCTGTTGCTGTACCACCATTTATTCTAATTACACTATTCATAAACCAAATCAATGTATCATATTCAACAAACTGAATAATATCACTGACACTACCCCGTCGAATACCATTTGTAAGGACTTGACAATATTTAACCTGATTGCTATTATTTTTCTTTATCCAAAAGTCCGCAGGAGGAAAGCCACTGCCACCATTAATATCTGTTAAACTAAAATTTAAAGTTACTTGATATGTACCACTTACTGTAAATGTAAAAATTCCACTATTATCCATAAATCCAAAACTTGAACCTATTGTGTAACTTGCGCCAGAACTCATGGCTACATCTCCAGATGGATTAATATTTTGATCTGATACTTTAATAAATCCCACAGCACTAAAACTTACTGGGTTTACCCATGTAACTCCTGTGCCTGTACTAGATAAAAGTTGCCCTTGTATCCCTACATCTCCGCCTACTTGCACAGTGCCAGTTAGAATAGTATTATCAATAACTGGATTTATTAAGGTTTTATTTGTTAAAGTTTGTGTAGCTGCTACACTAGCAACTTGACTAGCGTCTGATAAACCTGCTTGTCCGTAAACATAGATATCATCTGCGTGAACTTGATCATTAACTCCAATCCCACCAACAACTTGTAAAGCGCCTGTTGTTTTTGTTGTACTTGCAGTGTTAGCTGTCACTAAAACTGATCCAGATGTAGCTGTAAGTGTAATTAAACTGGCATTTTTAGCATTTTCTATAGTTAAATTATCACTATTTGTTGTAATTATTGGATTATTAGCTTGCGTAATTACATCAATATAATCTATTGCACCTGATGTATAATTAGGTCCTACTCTAAATTTAGCCTGATTCCCTTGCAATACCAAACTATAATCTGTTAATTTAGTTTCAGTTACTCCCAAATTATTAACCCATATAGGCCCATTGACATTAATGGCTTTACCTACACCTAAACCGCCCGCAATAACTGCCGCGCCAGTTATTTTACTGCTACTTTCTGTTGAATCTGAAACATCAAATAATTGACTTGCGCTTAAAGTTGTGAATCCGCCACTTTCTCTAAGGCTTGACCCTATAGGAGTGCTTTGAATTGACCCTGAAGTTAATATTCCTGTGATATCCGTATTACCACCAATATTGATATTTTCAGTTATACCTACTCCACCAGTAATAATTAAAGTACCTGTAGTTGTATTAGAACTTGATACATTTCCTAATAAAGATAATGTACCATCCCCTTTGAAAATAAACTGATTTACAGCGTTGTTTGTACCTATTGAGGCATATGCTATTTGTATTTGGTTACTTGTATCTGTTCCTGTAGTGACTACTTTATTGACAAGCCATCCACCCCTATCATCATTGTCCTTAGACCAGCTCGCTCCATCATATACTAAATTAGTAGTCCAACTATATTGATCATTTTGAGTAGTATTAAGTCTTGAATTATAAGCAGTAGTGACAGTGCTTGTTAATGTTATATTTTTATTGTTACCGGTAAGATTTAGAACAGGATCTTTAACTAATGGCGCTAAAATAATTTTATTACTAAGAATTTGGCTATTATCAATACCTACTAATGTTGTTGTAGCGTCAGGTAATATAATTTTATGATCGGCACTACTATTAATTACACTCAATCTCGTTTCAAAATTATTATTAAAAGTACTATCCTCAAAAGTAATTGTAGTTCCTACATTACTTGTAAATATCATAGCTCCCAACACAGTGCCAGCAGTAGTAGTTACAGCTGGACCGCCCATAGTTTCACTTAAAGTAAATGTATCTCTTCCATTAGTTGCTGTTATGTAATATACACTACCATCTATATTATATCCTGTTAAGAGTCCTGTACCACTATTTGTACCTAATACCTTTACTGCATCATGAATGTTAAATACAACTTTGGTGAATGTTATAGATCCACTTACTGAACCTGCAGTTGTATTGACATATGAACCACCTAATGTGTCACTTATGACAAACTCAGTAGTACCATTAGTCGAAATTATATAATATAGTGTACCTGTATTACTATATCCTATGATAGTACCAGTACCTGAATTGGATCCAGCTATATAAATCCTATCACCTATATTAAAACTATTTGCTGAACACAATATTCTACCTGCTGCACCTATAATAACACTACTCAAATCAAATGGATCACATGTAATTACACCATTACTATTAATATCCACACCTTGTAAAATAAAACTATTATCAATAAGTGCAGGTTCCTTAAGTAAAGGTTCGCTCAGAGTCTTTAAAATTGTTGTTTGAATACCATCTAAGGTAAGAACATTTGATAAATCTTGTGTTAAGGCTTGTGGACCACTTGGTGTAAAGGTAATACTTACTGGATCATCAGTAGTAAATGTTTCATCCCCTACGTCAACTCTTACTACCGTAACTGCTAAATTAAACCACCCTGCATTATCTGTTACAGTACTTAATGAATATATTTGAAAAAAGTTTGGATCATTTTCTTTTTCTATCTTTATATAACCTCTACGATTATCATTACCATAATCAGTAAGACTATTAATAAAACTTGATATGTCGTTACCTAATTTATCGGTTCCACTTATGGCCAGTTGAGTAGTTGTACTCATAGGATCACCAAATGATCTCACAAATTTTATTTTTCCTAATAAAGGGACTGTATTATTTGTATTATCAAAGTCAATTATATAACGAAACTTAGTAGCATCTATACTGCTGGGAGGAATCCAACTTAAAGTTCCATTTCCATCAGTTCGTAATATATAATTAGCTGCTCCCCCTATAGGAAATATACTTGTACCAACAACTCCTGTATCTAACCAAAGTAATTTTTTATTTGTGTCACCAAAATAAGTTTTTGGTTCAATATTACTTACATGAATACTCTTTGAGATAACTGGACTGCCGTTTAGGATCAGACCATCGTCATCGGTACTTAATAAATGTTCTGGGCCTGTCTGATCTAAATTAATTGGCATATTGAATCATCTCCTTACATAATTGCTACTTTACTTTGGAAGTCTGCAAAGTCAACGCTGGTTGCTACAACATTCTTAAAGTCTGTTAAACTTAGCGTTCCAATTGTTCCGTCTGTACCTTGAGAGCCTGTTGCACCTTGAGAGCCTGTTGCACCTTGTGTACCAGTTGTACCTGTAGCACCTGTTGCACCTTGTGGTCCTGGTAAGCCCTGTAATCCTGTATTACCTATATCACCTGTAGCACCTGTTAACCCTTGGTTACCTGTATCACCTTTTGTTCCTTGAGTTCCCTGGATGCCTTGTTGTCCTGTCCATCCTTGGAAACCTTGGAAACCTTGGAAACCTTGAAAACCTTGGAAGCCTTGTACACCTTGAACGCCTTGCACACCCTGTACGCCCTGACCACCTTGTATACCTTGTATACCTTGTACACCCTGTACGCCTTGTACGCCTTGTATGCTTTGTACACCTTGTATACCTTGTATACCTTGTACACCCTGTACGCCTTGTACGCCTTGTATGCTTTGTACACCTTGTATACCTTGACCACCTTGTATGCCTTGTACACCTTGTACGCCTTGTACACC